TGGCGCAACTCTTGAAAAACCAGCATCTCGCGTTCGTAAGAGTACCCCCATTGGCTCATGATGTCGGCGTTTTGAATGTTCTCCACGTTAAGCGAAGTGCCGCCATCAATGGCCCACTGCATGGGGAGCCACATCAAGTCCTTACCTGCACCAGGCACGCCAATGTGCAAAACGGCGTGGTTGATTTTCTTGTTGGGGTGCTGCACCTTGAACGCCATCACGTCAAGGACGTGGGCACGTTCGCGCTCATCAGGTAATAGGCGCTCAACGTGGTCAAGCCAACGCTCAATACCATCAGGCGGCACGCCCGACACATCAGGACGGGCGTTGCGCCACTGGTTGCCGTACACAAGCCCGTCACGGGCGCAAAGGATAGTCTCCCCCGCTGCGTAGGTCAGGCCAGCCAAGACGTGAGCGCCCTTTTCTTGCCGGTTTTCGTCATAGCAAATTGACGCTTCAATCTTTCGCCCCGAGTGGATCGACTTGCAGGACACATGGCGAAACGTGGCGTTAAACGCTCCTCGGGACAGGGAGCGGCGGTCGATCATGTCAAAGTAGCCATCATCAGATTGCACATATGCGAAGCGGTGATACCAGTCGGCCATGTCAACACGGCCTTGCTGCTTTCGCTCCACCTCGGCCACAATAGCGGCGGCGGTGTCAGGGTACTCAGGCGTTGGCATCAACTTGGACAGCGCACCTTCCATCGCAGCAACCAACAGCTCCTCGCGCAGGCCGGGCGTGTGCTTGGGGCCACCGTTGTCGGCCACCCACTTGAGGAACACGGACGAATCAAGGTCGATGCAGTGTGAGTGCAGGCAGCAGTAAGCCCGATTGGCGGGCAGGTAGCGGCCCTCGGGGTTGCCATCGCTGTGCTCGGCTGAGTTGGGGCAGATCACGCCAGCCCAGCCCTCTTGGTTGGGGCGGGACAGCAGCATCCCGTTGTCAGACAGCCAGACCATCACGTCGTCTGTGCCATCGTCGGAAATCCGAATCGGGCGGTGTACGGCGGACACGTCACCAGGCACCACGCCCAAGGCGTCGCATATCTGGGGCAAGGTGAAGTCCCGGTCGGGGTGGAACTCGACCAGCACAGACGCAAAGTTGTTGCGGCCAGGCTTCAAGTTGACCGAGCCGGGCAGGCGAAAGTTACGAACGGCGTTGATGGCGCCGGGGTCGGTGTAGCCTGCATCGGCAATGGCCTTGATGGCGGCGGTGTACGCGCCTTTGGTGGGCTGCTCACTGAACACATAACCCCATTGAAACGAACCGGGCGATGTTTCCATCTTCCACGTTGGCTCAAGCGGCGGGATGTTGGGGGCTTTCTCGGGGTCGCCCACGTCGTCCAGCACCATCACCAGCACGTACTCGCAGTTGGCCGCGCTGGCGCTGATGTGGCCATCCTTAAAACGATCGATGATGAACGACGCTGTGTTGCCGTAGATGGCCCAATCTTTCTTAACTTTGGCATCCGGCAGCATGGCGGGCCAAGTGGCCTTGATCGCCCCATCGGGGTGGAACTGCATCTCGCCTTCTTTGAGGCGCGGCTTTTGCCGCACCAGCAAAAAAGTTTCCCCATCTGGGGCGAGTCTGGTAACATGTTCTATGAAATCTATCATGGTTTCTCCTAAGTTGGAACTTCAGCCCCGGCCTCACCCGCCGGGGCTTTCTTTTTTTACGGTAAATGTTTCCACGTTTTGCGTGAACGAATGGACGAAATATGCGCGTTTGTGACGCTGTACATTTTTGCCAATGTAATGCCGTTGCGACTGCTTTCGCGGATGTGCCGCACAGCGTCTTCATCAAGTTTGGCATTTGCGGATTGACTACCTCGGCGCTGTCGCCCGTGCCGATTGGTATCAGCGACATTTTCGGCAGGGGTGCCGTAGCGAAGATTTGTAAAGTGGTTGTTTGTTTTATTGCCATCACCATGCAGCACGTGCAAGCCGATTGGGCACTCACCAACAAAAGCCCGCGCAACTAAGCGATGCACGCCAATTTGAGGCCTGTTTACACCGTCCGTCAATGTAACAGCCAAGTAACCGTTATTTTTCTTAACTGAGGACAGTACGCGGCCTTTACGTACGGCAGTCTTACCGCCCCTAGCACCTACAACCATGTCTTTTGATCGAACATCGCCATATTCGCTTATTTCATACCGTGTTTCCCACCCAGGAATGTCTCTCCAACATGTCATATCAGCTATACCTCGTAGTTACAACGCCTTCCGCAGCCAAGGGCAAATTGGATGCCCATTTAGGCGCCGTACACATCACCTCGTGTATGCGCGCACCCACTTTGTCGGCCAGCTTGGCATCACATTCTACGACAATTTCATCATGAACTGTTAACACTATTGCAATGCCTTCACGATCTAACTGACGGCATGATTCGCGCAAGATGTCGTGCGCTGCGGCCTGCGTGACGTTCTCGCAAGCCAGACCACGCCACAGGCGGGCGCGTGGCCACTCCTTGGCATCGGCGGCGGGCTTCCAGGCTGCTTTGGTGTACGTCACGTTGCCTTCATCATCAAATTTGGCGTTGGGGTAGCACAGCACCCGACCGGAGGGCAAAGCATACCAGAGGGTCTGACCGTCAAACAAGTACACAACACGCCCTGCTTTAAATTCATGCCCTTTGTTTCTCATGGCGCGCAGGTAGGCCGCTTCCAGTTGCTGGCCGTGCTGCTGCGCCCACGGATTAGCCCTGCGCCAGCCGTCCACGGCCCGCTGCACCTCACCTGGTGACAGCCGGATGCCGTAGGCCCGACCGAACACCTCGAACGCACCAGCGCCACCCAGAAACCCGAGGGCCAGCTCTTGGACCTTGCCCACCTGACGCTGGTCACCGGCCACGTCTGCGTAAGCCACGCGAAAGGTGGCAGCTGCATTAACTTTGTACGGGTCAAGGCCCGAGCGGAACACGTCCAGCTTTTGCTCACCGGCTGGGCAGTTGGACAGCCACGGGTGCACACGCCCCTCGATGGCCGACCAGTCGTAAGCGATCAGGACGTGGCCGGGCTTGGCGATCAGCGCGGGCCGGAGCATTCCTTTGAGCACATCCGTAATGCGGCGACCAAATCTCGGCGTGATGTTGTGTCCACGCACCATAGCGTGGCGTACTTCATCAGGCTCTTTGGCGCATTTGCGGGTAAAGTTGTGAACTTGCGCGCCATAGCTCGACGCTCTGCCGGTGGCAGCCCCTCCAGCAAAAACGAAAGCGCCTCGGACTCGGTGATCTTCTTCATCGGCCAAGTTTGAGAGGCGGCTGAACTTCGCAACCGAAGACGCCCAGAGGTCGTCCGCGCACTGAATGACGTCTGCAACATGGGGCGGAATCTCATCAGGGTCTTCCATCGCAAGCAAATTTGCCCGCACAGTCTTGTCAATCGAATACTTCTCGCCGGTCCACATCAGCTTCTTGGCCTCTGGGCCGACGCGCTCAAGCACCCACTCGCGCATCTTGGGGCTGCGCACGCTGGTGATAACGCCCTCGGTCACCTCGGACACGATCTGCTGAATCTCGACGGTCTCGTCGGCGGCGTACTTGACAGCGGCCTGGCACAGCGGCACGTCCACCAGCACGCCACGGTCGTTGATGCGCTCGTTGACGTGATAGTCGGCCAGCTCGTCAGCCGACAATGGCCGCAGGGCTTTGCTGATGGCACGCATGGCCTTGACGTCTGTCTCGCAGTACTGGACCATCTCGGCCATCAGGGCGGCGTCTTCGCGGAACTGGCCGTTGGCCTGCGGGATGGACAGCAGCCGAATCAGTTGGCTGCCCCGGTGGTCCTTGCGCATGTCAGCGCCAGCAAAGCGGCCCACGTCTTCCAGTGAGCCAGGCGCACAGTTGGCGCGGGCCTGCGCTGCCGTGCAGTAGAACGATTCGAGGGGGTAGTTCTTTTGCAGAACGTACCAAAAAATTAACCGCTCGAAAGCGGCGTTGTGGGCGTAGATCATGTGGCCCGTGAAGTCAGGCAGAGGCTGGCCGGGCAGCCACGTCACGACCTCACCATCGTCGAAGGCGTAGGACATACACAGCACTTCGGTGCTCATGTCCATCGCGTAGTTGTAGACGCCCTTGGCCTTCAGGTCACAGCGCGATCTTGTCTCGAAGTCAATCCAAACCATACTTTACTTTACTGTAGGTGGGGCCTACTCGCTGCGTCTGTGAATGCATCCATCAACCGTAGCGTCAAAACGCAGTTTCTGTGATGGGTAGGGTGCACAGCATCCGCTTTCGGCCCCGATTTCACTTAGGCCGCACGACGACGGCGACCGGCTGCTGGTGCCTCGGCTTCTTCAGCCGCTGGCGCTTCAGCTGCACCGTCCATGCTGGCCCAGTCCACGATCTCAAACACCGGGGTGTAGATGCGACCGTAGGACTTGTGGACGTAGTGGTCCTTCTTCAGGCGCACGATGGCCACAGGCTTGGACTGGTCCTTCTCCACTTGCGTGGCGATGGCAACGCCCAGTGCCTGCACGGCCTTCTTACCGCCCACGGATGTGGTGGTAAAGCGTGCTTCCATGTCCTTGTCCTCACCATTGAGGCACTTCAAAGACATGCCGATCTGCGTTTCCCAGCCGCGCTTGGCACCAGGAGGCGCTACGTCAAGCTCTGGCAGGGGGTGCTGCACACTGGTCATTTTCTCGCCAAGCACTTCGCCGTCGCCCCAGGCGATGAAGCCGTGAACAAAAGAGAAAGGATTGACGGCCCAAGTAGAGTCGTCTTCGACTTCAGTCTGGTCAGCACCAAACACCCAGTGGCCGGTCTTGTCCATTTTCAGGATGACGACGCCCGATGTGCCCGCGCCTTGTTCAAGCGCACGCAAAGCGGTGGAGAGGGTGGAGACTGCTGGCAGATTTGCCGAAGAGAAAGTTGCGAGATTTGACATGATTGTCCTTTACTGAAGTTTAGAAAGAGCAGCGGTTAATTGCTGCCCGATTTGCAACACTGCTGGGCGAGGGTCATCCTCGCTTGCCAGTGTTGTGCCTGATGACACCGACACCACCAGTTCGGGTGGCAATGCCAACTTGCGCTTTTTCAGCACCTTCTCCATTTGAGCCGGGCTAAGTAATTCCTTGTTGTAGATTTCACTGGACTCAAGACCTTTGCCGTCTAGCCAATGCACTACATCTTCTTGTTTTGCCCACTGTCTTGTACCACGCTTGGCCACCAACTTGTAGCCAGGTACGGGCAAACTTTTCTCAAGCAACTGGAGCGCCAGCGCACGCAGGTCTTTGATCCAGTCTTCAAGAAGGTCTGCATTCTTCAGGTATCTGCCCAGCATGTCAACATCTATTTCTTTGAGTTGCACTTGCAGGGCGCGGTCCACAGCGCCGGTCATCTTAGGGCAGATAGGCTTGGCTGCGCACCAGCGGCAGTGATCGCCATGCTGCAATTTAGCGTCAGTCGATTGAGCTTGTTTGACAGCCTGCACCAGCGTCTGCTCGAACTGTTTGATGCGCTCCTTCGTGGTCACCCAGCGCTTGATCATGGGCGGCTGCACGATGATCAGCTCGACTTCAGTCGCGCCAGCGAACGCCCACTGCGCGCTTTCGGTACGCATACAGGCGGCGGCGTAGAACATCAGCTGATCATTATCTTCAGCATCCACCACCACGCCGTCGCCAAATTTCCAATCAAGCACCACAGCGCGATCACCGATGCGGCCAACAAGATCAGTGCTACCGAAGACGCCAGGTAAGAGATCGCCGAAGCCAACGCGAGTCTCCACTTCATATTCCATCCTTTTGTCAGGGTCAACTTGGTCCAGCAGCTCAAGCGCTACGGCGATCTTCTCGTCGAACAGCTCTTGCGTCAGCACTTGGTCTTTGTATTTTGTGCCGATGAACTGCGACCACGGCAAGTCTTTGCCAAGGATTTCGGCGATGGTGTCGTGCAGCATGGTGCCCCGGTCGGCGTGCTCACTGGACGGCTTGGGCGGCATCTTCTGCACCAGCGCCACAGAGCCGGGGCAGTTGATGACGCGCTTGGCGGTCGAGCCGCCGACGATATTACTGTGCTGCATCTGCTGTCTCCTGAGTTAAGGCGATCAAGGCGCCGCGCAGTTGCTCTGCCTGTTCGCATGTGAGGTGGGTGGATGTGTAAGCGCAGTGACGCATGACGCTGATCCAGACGCCGTCTTCGTATCGGCTGACGTTGATGCTGGTGTTATCAGCAGCAGCAGGGATGTGATATTCCATTTGACTGTCCTGTAGTTGATGAGGGCTTGATCTTAACACACAAAAAATAATTTGTGCAAAACTTTTTTTCGTGTATTATTCAGCCCATGTTAGAAAAACAAGTTGAAGCCTACCTCGTCAAGCGCGTCAAAGAGCTGGGTGGTCGGGCGTACAAGTTCACCAGCCCTGCGCATCGCGGCGTGGCCGACCGGATCGTGTGCTTGCCCGACGGCCAGACATGGTTTGTTGAGGTCAAGACCGAGGGCGGCAGGCTGTCGGAGTTGCAGAAGGTCTTCGCCAGCGACATGGCCAAGATGAATCAGAAATACGTTTGTTTATGGAACAAGGAGCAGATCAATGAATGGCTTACCAATCACTATGGAACTAACCCCTGAAGAAGAACAGGAACTGGAGCATATGTTGACAACATCGGCGCTAAACAAGCAGGTCGGCGGTTCGCACTACCGCGACAAGGGCATCCAGCCCATCATCTACATCCACGCCAACGAGCTGGGCTTTTGCGAGGGCAACGTCGTGAAGTACGTCACCCGCTGGCGTGACAAGAACGGCGTCGCTGACCTGAAGAAGGCGATCCATTACCTTGAGCTGCTGATTGAACTCAATGAAACTGCGTGACTACCAAGAGGAAGCGGCTGACTTCTTGTACGAGCACGACCGCGCCTTGATCCTGGCTCCGGTGGGTGCTGGCAAGACAGCCATCACGCTGACAGCCATGTGGGAGATGCTGCGCGACGAGCACGTTAAGCGCTTTCTCGTCTTGGCCCCCAAGCGTGTGTGCACCGACGTGTGGCCGGTCGAGCAGCCCAAGTGGGCACCGATGGCCTCGATTGCCATCGCCGTGGGCACACCCAAGCAGCGGCTGGCGGCGCTCAAAAGCAACGCCCGCATCGTGGTGACCAACTACGACAACATCCAGTGGCTGGCCGACCAGAAGTTTGAGTTTGACGGCGTGGTGTTCGACGAGCTAACCAAGCTCAAGAACCCATCAGGCGCACGCTTTAAGGCGCTGAACAAAGTCCTCGACTGCCCGGTGCGCTGGGGCTTGACCGGCTCGTTCACCAGCAACGGTTTGGAGGACGTGTTCGGCCAATGCAAGATCGTGGACCAGTCGCTGCTGGGCCGCGCCAAGGGCGCGTTCATGCAGCAGTACTTTACGTTGGTCAACAAAGACTTCGGCGATTGGAAGCCGCGCCCCGGCGCGCTGGAGCTGGTCATGCAGCGCATCAAGCCCGCGACGTTTGTGCTGGAGCCTGGCGAATACAAAGACAAGCTGCCGCCCCTGCACACGGTTGAAGTGAGCTGCAAGATGGACATGGCCGACTACAACAAGATGAAGAAGGACTTTGTGCTGGACGACGTGGTGGCGGTCAACGCTGCTGT